GCTGTATTTGCCGAAGGAAGCACATATTGGGCACTGTAAAAGCACCCATTATAAGGAACACCTGCAGCGGTAATAGCTGAACCAGAAATGACACTCATCATCTCCGTTCCAACAATCATGACACCATTACCACCCTCTTTATCAGTGACCCCTTGCATACGGGGCAACTGACTACGAGTAACAATGTTGCCAATAGATATAGGAGCACCAAGTTGATCAATACGACCACCAAACAACTTACCGGCACCAGCTACACCGACGCGCTTATTCCCAAAACCACGCAAAGGTTTCCCTTTCGCTTTCTTCTTCTTCTTGCCTGGCTTACGAACAGCCAGGACTTTAACAACCTTCTTCTTTTTCGGCGGCATTTTGTCCGTAACCTCCCACGGACTCAATCAACCGCTGCAGTAAGAAGAAATCAGGATGATTTCTAACCTCATCCCAGAAGTCGGCACAACATAGGCGTTAAATCATCATTTTGCAACAATCTAAACAACATCTTAGAACAATCAACAGGATAACACCGTCCTTGATGCCAACTGTGAGAACAAAAGACAATCTGACGCCCAGCATAACGCTTAACGTCCTTAATCCTTTTCCCTAAAACAGCATAACGCTGTACCAATTGGCCATCAGACAAACTTGTCTGCTCAACGGAGTCATCCCCCATAGCCATGGCCCAACGCGAACCAACAAACATCGCATTCCAAACCCGCACACGCGAATTATCACTGGAAGTGACATAAGCACCGCTTTTCTGGACCGCTGACTGAAGCTGGACCAAAATCTCTCCATCTGATAGGACATACACTGTTCTCGACATTATATAACTAACTGCGAGCATAACTTGGGCATAACCCATACTACAATCATCTATAAGCAGGACCCTCATTAGCCAAGCAGCCACAAAATCAAAATGTTGGTATGACCAGTCCCAACCTGAAACATCAGTACTAACCAAATCATTGTCAGGCAAACCCTCCATAAACAGAGGTACAACATCATCAGCAAAGCCAATTCCTGGCTTTGAAGGACATTTAAGCCACAACATAATCTCAACATCATTTTGCATCTTATACAACATCTTCTGGACTAAACTATCCATCAAACTAACAGAATGGATCAACCGAACCCTACCTGTCTCCAATTTCTCAAGGCTATGCGGCTCATTCTTAACGAAGAGCCTAACCGGATCAGAGAAACCATAAACACAAAGGGCCAGTGAGTTCAAACTTAACAAAACATCAGTCGGTACATACCTATACAACAGCAATCTATTATACACTACATCTACAACAAGTTGCCTAAACCGTAACCTAACTTCTTTATTCGTCTTACAATAATGAGCCAAAGGAAAGCCTGGTGAAGCATCAGAAGGCACATTGTCCAATAAATGTCCAATGCAACTCTTAATCTCCTCCTCTTTCCAATGTAGGGCCCAAAAAGGCGTCAAAGTCTTAGGATACATCAATTTGGTCTTGATGCAGGTATCAACGATTGCATTGCCCGGATCTCCTCTACGGAACCTAGCAGCCTGAAAAGCAAAGCTAGCTTTCTCTGCTGCAGCTCCCCTGGCGGGCCATCCCCAACCATGGAGTCCAGGATAGTTGACAACTGAGATTCTGTCATGTTGCCGCCTTTGTTGTGCCTTTGCGATGTTGAACCGACACTTCTTGTCGCCTCTGGCATAACCAATGCCTTCTTGTCCTCCTTCGGAGGTGTAACCACACTTCCACCACTCTGGGACAATTTGACAAAGGTCGAAGAAAGCTGAGACTTGCAACTCTCTAACATTCGTGCTTTCACCGCTTTGC